TGTTATCAATATTATTAACAAAACAATTAAATGGCTTATAAATTTGAGCCGCGTCAGTATACTGAAAAAACCCTGTGCCATGCAAGCTTTCGAAAAACCCAAGAATTTGTCTCGCTTGTTCTTGCTTACGGTTTTCAAATGGCATTGATATTTGCATTTGCAAATGATTAAGGCCCTTTGGCATTGTATAAAAATAATTATCAACAGTTGTGTATTCTGTTAATTCCGACGAAAAAGAAACTTGCATTCCATACGAAGGAGTAAATGTGAACGACGATGGAATCGTTCCTGTAACATTTTGATCTCTATCGTATAAAAATGACATTATAAAAATCCTTGATAATTAAGAGTCATTATGGCATCATCTGTTGCGCTTGTATTTATTGACTCTCCAATAAGTTCCATATTTGACATCGTGAATGTTCCTAGCGAGCCTATCTGTATATTAATATTTTTTTTATTAGAGTCTATAACGAAATCAAAAGCTCTTTTAGATTGATAATCGTCAACAGCTATTGAAAATTGAGCAGTAACTTTATAAGGTCTTGTAGTTACAACATCAATCAGTCTATTTCCACTTGCTCCGTAAAATGGTTGTCTATTGCATTCAACGTTATAGGTAAATGATTCGACGCGATTTGTTCCTGTTCCATCGCACTGAACCAAAATATCTGCTGGTCTAACTAGAGCTAATGTTCCGGTTTGATTATTTGTTGTAGAAATTAAACCTGTGCCTACATTGCCGAAAACAGAAAAATCAGCGTTTAAATTTGGGAAATTTCCAACCGAGCAAGACACTGAATAAGAATTTAAATAACCAGAATGAAAACCAAAATTTGTATTTCTAGAATTATAAAATAAACCGCCACTTACTCCGAAAGTTCCCGTCATTCCTGTGATAAAGTCATTAGGAGAAAGGTACTTTTGTATACTTAAATTAGATTGCGGTGGACCAGATGTGAATGTTCTGAACTTATTGTAGCCTATTACGTTTAAATGGTCAATCGGCAGCGAATACCCAAAGTTAACATCAGCGACTCCAAAAAGTTTGTAGCCACTGAGAAAAACTTCAACATCGTAGTTCGCTGTTGATAGTTTAGCCATTATCTAGTTCTGAGTGTCCCCCCTAAACGCTTTTCCTCGTTTAAGGTTTCTAACACTACAGCCTTTATCCTTTCTGACATTTTCTTGTAGTCTACGCCGCCTTGATTTGAATTACCTTGAGTCTCTGACTGAGAGTTTTGTCCAGTGACATTAATGCTAATGTTGACATCTCCCATCATTTTAGCATTATTTTCTGTAGTTGTGGTTGGAGCGGAAGGCATGACTTCGCCACCGTCTGCAAATCTTGGAGCGCGACCTTGATTCATTGATTCAAGCATTCTCTTACCGTATTTTGATGTAGCGCCGCGATTCATTATGTATTCGCCGCTCATTAATAGCGCAGGAATATCATCAGTTGGACCTCCTGCTGCATAACGACGAATCATTCCTCCGTAAGCACCTCTGACAACTACAGGAGATAGCATGTTGCTACCAGGAATAAATTTACCTTCTCCTGCCCCTACTTGTCCCATTTTAACTGCTTTTCCTACGCCGTAACTTATAGCTGCGCTTGCGACAGTTGATATTAATTGACGAGTCAAAGCTTTCTTTTCTTGCTTTTCTCTTTCTTTTTGCTGCCTTTCAAAATCAGATTTATTTTTTAATATATCAAGAGCTTGCCCTTGAGCGCCGCGAACTTCCTGACTGATTGTATCGTCTCCCAACAAAGCGTATCTTGATAATCTTTGACTTTGATCTTCAAGATTAATAAACGCAGAACTTGCTCCTCCTCTTAAAATATCAGTCGCTCCACTTGTTGTGGTTTGACTTGCAAAAGCTCTTAAAGCGTCTTCTCCAGAAATTGCTCCTGCTCCCCGAGTTCCAGGAATAAACATTCCTCCATTATTCATTTTGGCAAGATTAGCGGCACCATATTTTTCTACCGCTGATTTTCTCATAACAAATTCTCCTCCGGTAAGAAGCGCAGGAACGTCATCTTTATATCCACTACCACCCGTGATAAGACCACCAGATGCCCTTTTTTGAAAAAGAGCTAGAGAAATATTATCAGCCGCATTTTGCATAAATGCTCCTTGCAATGATTTTAAAAATCCAGTAGCTACACCTCTTAAAGCAGAACCAAGATCATCTGTTTGAGATATTGCTGCTGTCATTGCGTCTCTCATTCCATCTCTGAACAAAGTAACTGTTTCTTTGCCTAATTTATTTTGAAAAGCATCGGTTTGAACCACAAGTTCATCAGTAGCGGCTTTCATTCCCATTTGAAATGGACTTTCGGCTTCTTTGACCGCTAAGTCAGCAGCTACTCTTTGAATAGCGATTCTATTCTCCATTTGAGCAATTAAATATCCTTCAGCTTCGGTTCTTCTATTTACTGCATCAGTTGCGTCGGTTTCTGCTTGAGTTACTAAACTGTTGGCTGTGTGCAATAATCTTTGTTGAGCCAAGGTTTCTGTTGTTGACTCCGCAGCCTCACGGTACGCCTCAGAGACTTCTTCAATACTTCTAGCTTGAGAGAGTTTTAAAGCTATAGATCTTTTTTCTTCGTCTGATAAATTAGTAAGTGCATTTAATGCAGTTTCCGCTGTACTTCTATATTTTTCTAAAATATTATTTTGATCTGCCGTTGCTTTTTCTGAGAGTTTACTGCGTTCAGAAGTTTCAAATTGATTAAATTTTGCCATTGCCAATTGCGCTCTGTCTGCTCTTGTTTGAGGGCGACCGGCTTGAGTTGCTTCTATTGCAGAAACTTCGGATTCGGCTTTAAGATTTTTAATTTCAGCTGCGGCCTGTTTTATAGCATTTACTCTTTCACGGTCCATTGATGCTATTTTTGTCTGCACATTGAAAACACTTTGTAGTGCAGATCTCTGTATTTCGGTATACTTGGTTTGTTCGGCTAAAAATTTTCTAGCAGCTTCTTGTGTTGTTAAGCTGTTTTGTTCGATAGCATTTTTTGTCTTGGCGTTTGTTATTGCTGTTTGAGATCCAGCAGCCGCCTTTATTGAAAGAGCTTGAATTTCTTTTTCTATTGAAAGGAAATCTCCAGAAGCTCTAGCTTTTTCAAGAAGAGCGTTTAACGCTTGTTCATCTACAGTAGCCAAAGCTCCTTTTTGTGACAATTCTTTTATCAGATCTTGAATACCTTGCGCCTTTACTGTTCTTATTCTGCCTTGAAATTCTGCTTCTTTTAACGATTGGTCGATTGCAAACTTTTGTAATTCAGTCAATTTTTCTTGATTTTTTAAAGCATTGCCTTGAGCTATGGCTCTCTCCATGAAAGCTTTATTTTCACCTTCACTAAAAGCCAAAGAAATTTCATTTAGTTTAGTAACTAAAGCTACTCTCTTATTAATTTCTTCAGCTTCTTTTTGTGCATTTTTAGCAGCTTCGTCAGCGGCGTCTTTTCTCTTTTTTTCTTCATCGTTAATCTCTTTTAGTTTTTTTCTAATTACATCGTATTCCGCATTTGTTTGATCATCTTGACCTCCCTGTTTAAATATTCTGCTGCGGAGAACCGCCGCTCTATCTTCTATAACCTTTTTATCACCAGTCTTAATAAAATTTTGCGCTGTTGCTTGCCCAGCGGCTTTTGCCTCTTTGTTTTCCAAACGGTCCATTGCTATGGATTCCAGCGAATCAATTACAGCTCCCCCTACTGCCGTTGCAATTGCAATTTGTGGTGCTGCCGCTCCTATCCCTCCAATAAGTCCTCTTACTCCCTTCGCTCCAACCATACCTTTTGTCATGTCCTTTATCTGACCACCCAATAAGGCTCCAGTTGCGGCTCCTTGAGCGGCTTTACTAGCCGTCGAAAGAACATCTCCGAAAAGTCTTACTCCTCCAGTTGTGTTTTTAAATGTCTGCTCTAAACCTGCATTTATTGTCATTAACGCACCAGTTGCATAAAATAATTTATCAAGGCCAGATGATGCTTGCTGTGTTTTTTCGCTTAAGTCTTCAGTTTGTTTTGCTAATTCACTAGTTTTTTGAGTAGCTTTTTCAAAAGAAACAGTAAGTGATCCTCCAGCAGCTTTAGTAGCCAATTCAAGTTCTTGCTGCTCTGCTCTTGCTTTAGCTCTTGCAATATCAGACGGAGAATCTGGTCTTCCTCTACTAGCGAAGTTAGGTATTTTACCATTTGGTTCGTCCCTTGTGTTTATAACTGCAAGACCATCTGGATTTCCTGCATTTCTCAGTCTACCATCTTGAGTAATACGAATGCTACTGGGGTTTACTCCTGCTGCTATTTCTCTATCTATAGCATCTTTTAATGGATCTTGTGCAAAATTTGGTACATATCCAAGAGCGGCTCTTTTTACCGGAGAGGTTAATCCAAGAGCCTTAGCGGATGGATTATTCGTAATTCCAAATTTTGATTCGTATTTTTGACTTAAATATGTTTCAACATCATTTTTCGAATTGAAAGTTTGACCGTCAACAGTATAAGCATTTCCAATTTTTTGCACAAATGGCCGAGCTATCCCCCTTTCTATCGCTATTTCTCTTGTAATTTTTCTTGTAGATGTTGCGGCTCTTCCTTCTTGTGTAACTTGATATATTTTTTTAGCAACGCTGTCCATTAATTTTGGCGTTTTGTTTCCTTTAACTTCTAAAAATTTAACTGCATTTGCTATACCTAATGAATCTTTAATATTAGGATTATTAGAGATATCTAAGTCGAATGCTGAAGTAGTTGATTGTTCTGCATAATCATCAAATCTTTTATCGCCTAACAAAGATCCAATACTGGCCTCGAAAACAGTGTTCGCAAAAGATTGCAAAGAACCAGGATTAAATGTTGCGGCTAATTTACCTTGAACCAAATCACTTGGCAAATCCCTTGTCATTGATCTAGCAATATTAACCGCTAAATTTTTTCCAGTCTCACTGAGAGCTTCTTTTGCTTTTGCTATTTGAGATACACTTTGACTAGGAACTCCATAAATATCAAAGGCTATTGGCTCTCCTCCTTGCGCCGCGCTTTGAGAAACTTCAAGTTGGTTATCTTTTCCTTTTTTAACGTATTTTACAGTGTTCTGTAAAAAGCCCTTTTCTCCAAGAGCCTTTTCTCCAACCAGTGCCGCATAATCACCCATAGCCGCAAAATTTGGGATATATCCTCCTGCCGCAGAAATCTTTTTTGCTCCTGGAGGTAAGCCATAAGCTCTTGCCATATCTCTGTTAAATATAGCGGAACCTCCATTAGCAAAATTTGGTACAATGTATTCGCTAGTATTAGCGATCATTGTGCCGCGTTTGCCACCACCAAATGCAAAATTTGGGATTGAAACTACTTTAGAAGATGCAGTTGCTCCTCCAACTCCGCGACGAACATCAGCGGCTTCTTGAGCAGGAAGGTAGCCACCTGCGCCACGTTTTTGAACTCGTCCAGTAGTAGCGCTAAGACCGCCCGCCATTAATGCTGGGGTTACTGAAGAAGCGATACTTTGAACTTGTTGTAAAGCCGCAAGTTGTCTATTGTAAACTCCAAGTAAATACTCTTCCTGTTTTGCGCGATTACCGCTTAAGGCAAGAATACTTGCCATTATTTGTTGGTCTTGTATTAAAGTATTAACAACGGCTTGCTCAAGAGCTTGACGCTCTCTAACTTGTTGATTAATTCCTAAAATTGTTTTTAAAGATTCAAGTCCAAATTGAGCAACATCTTTTGTAAGTTTTATAAAAATTGCTCCAAGGATTGGTAATCCAATAGTAAAAAATACATCGGAAATTCCTTTAACTAAACCTTTAGCAATATTACCGCCAAGACTTTCAGAATCTAAAAGTTTATTAAAGCCGCTTATTAAATCATTGACAAATGAAAGTAAGCTACTTAGGCTTTCTGTGACTCCTATTTCAGCAAGCTTGTTAAAAAGCTGAGTTACTGAAACTGTTGCGTTATTAATCTGAGCTGCAAGAGTTTTATTCAGTTCTATTTGTCTTTCGTAAGCTTGATTACTAGCTCCAGCAGAAACTCCAACTGCTTGTGCGAATTTACTATTCGCGTCGTTCAAATCATTAAGCAAAGCTGACAATATGTTAATATTATATTTGCTCGCTACAGCTTCTAAAATCTGAACTCTTTCTCCACCGGAAAGCCCTTCAAGCTTTTGAGATAATTCTTGCAAAAGAGGAATTGCACCTTTTAATTCTCCTTGGGCATTTAAGGATTCTACACCAATGTCTCTTAAAGCTTGAACTGTTTCATCGCTTCTTATTCTAGTAAAAATTGTTTTTAAAGCGTTACCTATAACTGCGCCACCGCGAGCGGTTCTTTCCTGAGCTACAGTAATAGCTGCGTTTAATTGGTCAAAATTAACGCCAACTTCCTGCGCGATTGATCCCGCGCGCGCGAGACCGTTAGCAAGATCTTCTGCCGAAACAGCAAATTTAGTGTCAACCGCGACGAGTTTGTTGATGATTTGAGCGGTTGTGATTCCAGTTTCAGAAAATGAATTTGCAGCGGCAGTTAAAACGTCAACGGCTTCCGCTGCATTTAGACTCGTAAATCTAGTTAAAGTGAGAGCGTCATTTGTTCTTTTTAAAGTCTCTTCGACACTTAAGCCTTGACGAGAAAACTCAAGCGCTGCTTGGGCGGCTGTTTTAAAACTTTGTCCAGTATTTTTACCAACATCGAAAACAGCATCTCCAAATTTTGACAATTCATCGCCACTTTTGCCACTTATTGCTGCAATATCTGCTAAAGTTTTTTGGACTTCAATACCAGTTTTTACAAGACTTGCAAAAGCATTCTGCACTCCATTAATAATTCCTACTGAAGCTCCGAACGCTAAAACACGGGCATTTGAAGCGGCAATTGACTTTTCAAACTCTGTTGCTAATCCGCTTACGCGACCAAGAGGTTGAGCTAAATTTTTAAATGCCGTTGGATCAATATTGACAGGAACATTGATCTGGCCAACATTTTTAACTCCTTGTTGAATAGAAGCTTCTAAGCCAGATTGAACTACTGGAAGTGATATGCCTTTAGCCATCCTTTAACCTTTTGAGATATTTACACTCAAAAAGTTACGCTTCACCGTGCAATTTCATAAGCTCGTCCATAGTCATGGTTTTTTTACCTTTCATGACTTCATTGATTGTTTTAGCTCCAGAAGTCTTCATTTCTTGCATTTCTTCTTTAGTTGCTCCAAATACAGCCTCTCCACTAGCTTTATCCTTATTTTTCTGCTTAGATTCTAAGTTTTTCTTTGCTTTTGTTTTGTCGGTATATTCAAATAACTTATCTGGATCTTTTTTTATTTCATCTGGTATGTTTTCTGTAGTTTCAAATATACTTTTAAATATTTTACCATAAATATTTACCCTAACTTGAAAATCAGTTAGTTGAACCATAGGTTTGCCCCAAAACTGGACTGGCTGATCTAAAACAAGATAGTAT